GCCGCAAGAAGCCGTCTTGGGCAATGAGTGTAGTCGGGGATTGTTGCAAGGTTTGTGGGCATGTTGGTTGTGAGGGAAACTGTAGATAGGCTGGCGGGAAAGGACGAAGGGGAAATGAGCGTTCTTTTGAAATCTAGAGAGTGCGAGGATTGCGGCGACGAAGTTCCAGTTGGGCAGTTACGGGTACGTTGCCGAGATTTTCCCGAATGTAAGGGGCGTGGAATTGTTAGTGCTTACAGGTGAGGTAACCCGATGAGCGAGACAGAGAGACTATTCGCGCTCGCAGTGAGGTGAAGGGATGATCGACTACAAAAAAATCGTTATGGACTGGTGGTCACAGGGCAAAGACACAGCACAACCTGAAACTTTAATTAGCGCTCTAAATTACGCCACCTCAACCGCCCAGATAGCACAGGGGGCGAATGAGTCGTTCAGCGAGCGCGTTAAGAAATGGTACTCTTGTTTTGGTGGGCCGTGGGATGAATCAGACGTCGAAGATTTCAAGTTGCTTAACGAAGTTTACAACGATGGTTTCGAGGCAGCTCACGAGCTTAGAACTTGCGGACATTCGCGTGGGGACTACCGTGATTCACACTATGTAATTGGGAAGCCAGAAACTTACACAGGGAAAGAGTCCTGTATTGGATGTGCAGCAGTAGCCCAAGCTGTAGCGGAGGAGCGGGAAGCGATAATGCAATACATCCTGAGTTGCCGAGAAACCGGAGAAATGGCCAACGTAGTGCAGGTGTTTGATGTGATCGTTGCCACCATCCGCGCAAGGTCTGGCGTGGCATCGGGGGAAGGGGGAAGGAATTGGAAAGGTGTGTTGCCATGACTGACCCCCTAGAATCCCTGAAGGCGCAAATGAAGCGAACCTAGACAAATCTTGCAAAGCGAAGTAGATTGCTTCCCGAGAGGGGAACATGAAAACACTTCGCCTAGCCTTGCCGCTGTTGGTCTTGATTCTTTCAGCTTCATGCGCCGCCGCACATCCGTTTGCCATACCGTTCCGCGCCATGCCAGTTCCGGCCGGACCAGCAACGTACTACTACGTTGTGACCGGCGTAGATGCGAACGGACTCGAAAGCGCGAACTCGAATCAAGCCACGGCCACGCTAGTTCAGGGGATGAATAAAGGCGTTACGTTGACATGGACCAATCCCGCACCGGGAGCCGGTCAGAGCGCCATCGTCTCGAACAACGTCTACCGCGGCACCACTTCCGGTGGACCGTATACAAAGATCAACAGTGCGCCGGTGACCGGAGGGACGACCTATCTGGACCCTTTCGTAGCACCCGCTGCACCTACTGGTACAGCGGCAACGGTCAACTAGCGAACTACGCCTGTTCGCAGCCGTGAAAATTCCAGCCACGCACCGGATGACGCCGGAAGAGACAAGGCTGTTGCACGCCTTGCAACAATTCACAGCGATTCCCTATATCGCGGAACAGAAGATATGGCGTCAGTATTTCGATAAAAAGAAGCGAGAAGCACGGAGAAAACATGGAACGAAAGCTGAACGCTGACGGCCGAAAGTGGGGAGCGCGGATTAAGCTGAAGCGTGGATTCAAGCCTTCGCTCCAACCGAACGCGCACCTTGCAACGAATCTCCACACGCGCCAGATTGATCGGGACGATGTTCGCCGGTCCGCATGGCACAAATGGCGGTGCTTCCGCGGTCCCATGGGTGAGATTGACCAAGCGCCGCGGGATGATCGTGGTGTGATGTCGCGCCGGATCCGTAGATCCATCGCTCGGGCAGTAGCAAAGCAAGCCTATAAGATCATGGGTAGGAAAGGGACCACTACGAATGCCGGAAGATAACAACCTGCCTGAATCGCATTTGGGCAACTTCCGCACGATGCAAGGCAAGACGCTCTTTGTCTATGCCCGGACGAATCAACAGAAGATCCTGATCGTCTCGCCCGATTGCATTGGGATGCTGAAGAAGGGTTGCGTCTTGATGACGCCGGATGAAGAGTTCGTGCTGGCCTTCTCCTATGACATCGAAGAGACCAATGCACAAGCCACGGCCATGATGGAATGCACCGGCAACACGATAGATGGCGAGATAATGAAGTTCATCATCAAGGATGGCGCTCGCCCAAAGCGGAAGAAGAAAAAGACCGATGCGAAAGAAACTGGGACCGAACGAACCGATTGATCCGCACGATGCGGCGTTTATCTTTCTGTTCGTCTCGATCACCTGGGTGTCGTTTTGGAGATTCCTGCAACCGTTCCTCATGTATTACCTTCACAAACGTTTTAGCTGGGAGTAGACTCCGGATGCGCGGTGGAGAAGTGGCTATCTCGTTCGGCTCATAACCGAAAGATCGTGGGTTCGAGTCCCACCCGCGCTACCAAATTCAAATCGGGAGGTGGTTTATATGTACTCTGAGACTCAAACTGCTAACGTTGCACGCCGCACAGATATTCCAAGTCCGGCCATCATCGCGCCAAGTCTTATATTGTCCGCGGACAATCGCAAGGCGGTTGCTCACTTACTTGCGCGGTTACATGAAGTGAATCTCCGCATCGCCGGTCCGAATATGATAACTGGTGTGGAAGGAAGAAAAGAAGCACCGGAACAAACCCATCTAAACCATATCCTTCAATGCACCAATGAGGATCTTGAGCGCTGCCATTCGGTGTTGACTGAGATCTGTGCGGCACTCGGACTTGAGAAGTAAACAACGGCTGTGCCCACCGAAATAGTTGAAGCGCCACAATTCCGGATCTCGGATCACTACGCGCCGCTTCAGAAGCAACTCACTTTCCACACGTCACCGGCAAAAAACAGGATCCAAATCGGTGGCTTCGGATCCGGCAAATCCAAGCCGCTTTTGTGGGAAGGAGTCTTTCATTGTCTCGAATACCCCGGCACGGAAAGCATCATTCTCCGCACCAAGTTCGTGGATCTCGAACTCACCGTAATCAATAAATTCAAATCGCAAATACCGCACGAGATCTATGACAGGTACGATGAGGAAGAACGGGTTGTTTACTTCCACCGGCAACGTCGGCGGCGCTACAACGAAGATGGCTGGGTACACCGCACCAAGTTAAAAGGCTGCATCAAGCGAGTCAAGGAAGCGGATTGTTTCGACCAGCGGCTCACCTATACCAGTCAGTGCGAATACTGCCAAGAGTTTGAGATCGTCCAGAGCAAGTTGCATTTCGGTGCGTGCAACCTGGACAAAGACGTGAACAAATACCTTTCGACGGAGTTCGTCTACATCGGCTTCGAAGAAATGGGCGAGTTCACCTTCACGATCTTTGATGCGCTTTGCAACCGCAACCGCTGTACTTATCCAGGATCCCGGCCGTGTGTCGCCGGTGCCACCAACCCAATGGGCCGCGGCTGGCCGTTCATCAAGAAGCTGTTCATCGACAAGAAACCGCTCCGCGAAATGGATGCGGAGCACTATTCGCCAGATGATTACTTCTACATTCATTCCACGGTGGAAGACAATCCTTACCAGTTCAAAGACAAAGAGTACGTTAAAAAGCTTCTCGCTTCGCCCAACCGGCAAAAGGTTTATTACGGCGACATCAAGACGGTAAGCGGGAACTACTTTGGTGAAGTCTTCGATCCGGAACGGCACATCCAGCCGCGGAGCGCCTTCAAGTTCCTCAACTTTCAATCCTTCGTGATCGGCTGGGACTACGGCTTCGGCCACTATGCCGTGATCTTGTGGCTTACCAAAGCGATTCTCCATCCGCAAGAAAAATGGGGATGGCTGAAGCCGCGGACGGTCAATGTGTTCACTCGGGAATTGGTTCTTCGGGAGAAAGAACCCAAGGATCAAGTGGACGCATTGATCTCCGCGATACCGGTGGAACGGGATCCATCCGGCGAGATCATCGGCTTTGCCGAACAAGTGGATTCAATTCACTTTTCATGGGAACGCTTCAACCGCACCACCAGTCAGTACACCGTGGCACAGGAAGTCACGGATCTACTCGGCACTCGCAACTTGCCCGCGGTAACGAGTTCGAATCACGTGGAACGCGTCGCCGGTTGGACCAAGATGCACAGCGCGTTCGATCAGGACGAACTGTTCCTCTTGGCCGTAGAACAAGGCACAAACCAGGGCTGTCCGTGTCTGCAAGAAGCCATCCCGGCACTGATCCGCGGCGACGGCGTAACCGTCTCGATGGAAGACGTAGTGAAGCCCAAGGGTTTGAGTTTGAATGATGACTGTGGAGATGCAGCGCGGTATGCTATCGCCGGTCTACTGATCGAGCCGGACCAAAAACCGGAACGTCAGAAACGTGAAGAAGAAATTGCGGCTATCAAAGATCCGATGGCGCGAGCGGTAGCGGCATACACGCAATACAACAAAGACCGCGAAGCGGAACGACGTCCCCAGAAAGAAGTCATCCTGCCTTCGTGGACTAGAAAGATCAAGCAATGAACGACGCACACTGGGTATTGGATACACTGAGTGAAGAACTAAAAATGGCCGAATTAATGTTGCATGACTTCGGAACCGGGCAAACGATCTTCCCGGTGATAGATCCCGATGGAAGCTATCTGACTTCTTCCGTGTTCTTCGTGACTGTCCCCGGACTATTTCCAAAGCCAGTGATGCAAGTCTCGTTCACTTACACCGAATCGCACTTGCTGAGGGAACTAACCGTGGAGAGAGTCAAGACAGCGTTTGACAAACTGGCCACCAAGATCAACGAAGGCGCTCCAATGCCGAAGATCATCCCGATCAGAAAGCTACTGGAATGAGCGCATGGATCCGGCCATATTGCAAACGGCCATTCTGTCTGGTATGCGGTGGATTGAACGGCTCGATTGCGTCTTTTATCCATTTCATTTTTCCTTCATGGGAGAGGCTGTATGAGTGATTGGTTTGTATCGCGTCACACCAAATTTCTCGAAGCTGAACTCGTTCGCCTTCGATCCGAAGTGGCCGATCTAAAAAAGACTCACGCTGAAGAGTTGTCTCGTGCTATATCAGATGTCCAGTATCACCGGGACGAGATCGAACGGCTTCGCCGTTTCCTCTTTCCGGGCATGGCTCAGTCCTACGATACGGTGCGTGAAGCAAGCTCTCCCGCCGCACCGGAACTGGTGCCGGATAAATTCGCAGGACTCACACCTTTCCAGAGATTGGCCGCGAAGGATCTAGAACAGCAAGATCTAGAGATAGCGCGGAAGAAAAACACGGCAGAATCCACCGCCGCATAGTTCGGAGGAAATATGGCCTTCAAAGCCAAAGACGGATCCCATCATCACTCCGCAAGCCGCGCCGCATTCCATGACAAGATGGCCGCGGATAAAGCGGCCGGTGACGGCGCGAAGGATGGCGCGGTAGAAACCAAGCCGAAAGGCGACGGCGCGGATGGAATGGAAGACGGCGAAGATGTAAGTCACATGCCGATCCATGAAGTGGTGGCCAAGCACGGACCGGCCGAAAAAGTTGAGATGGAGCACGATCACGAAGGCGGCAAGCACACCAAGACTTCTCACCACGGCGGCAAGAAACACGTCTCCGAACATGAGAATGCGGCCGAAGCCCACGAACACGGAATGATGGCGGCCGGTGTGAATGAAGAGACGCCGGATGAGGAAGACGAAACGCCGAACGATGCGAACCGTCACCTTGAAGGCGAAGAAGGCGAAGTGGGATCCATTCCGGGTATGAGCTAAACGAAGTGGCACGATGGGGGGCCGGATTGGCTCCCCACTTTTCTATCTGAGGGGATAGCGAAATGTCCGAGAACGGTCCAATCGTAATTGACCAAATCACCAGCAAAGAGCGTGACGGATTCAAGAAGGAAGCCCACAAGCAAATCACGCGCGGCCGTCACCAGTTGATTCTCACCATGGCGAAACAAGGCAAGACCAGGGATGAGATCAATGGCGTAGTGAAACTGATTGACTGGGAAAAAGAACTGGAATGGGTTACTGAAGAACTCGAACAAACCGAAGTAACTAAGCGGAAAGCACTCGCCGCGGCCGTATCAATTCCGATCCCGCCTTCGCAATCCCCACATGAGGATGGAAATGCCGTTCACTCGCCAGCAAGTTAAGTTTCTCTTGAGTAGCGGTTCGCCTGTCTCCGCTGCCGAGAAAGAAAAGATCAAAGGCGAACTCCACGCCGATCCTTCGCTTGGCCATGCACGCAAAGGTAGTTCCGAAATGAAACGCGGCCGGATGGCTACCGCCTTCAGAAAGGCCAGCCATCATGGAGCGTAGAAACTTTCTGGCCGCACTTGCATCAATCCCGCTCTGGGCAAGACCGGCACTTCCATCTGAATCCGAAAAAACCGGCGTCAAGCACTATCATGTTCCACCCGCCACGAATGTTACAGAAATGTACGCTAGCAATTGCTTGATTATGCCGACCGCTTTTCGCGCAGCGCGGGACTTCTGGGGCGAAGACTGTGAAGTGATCGGCCATCCGGCGCAAAAAGCTTCATGGAATCAAACCAGACTCTTGACCGGCAATCCGGCATACAGCCAAGAGTGGAATGAAGCGCTTGTCGATTACTTTCTTGGCTCCGAGTTCACCGCCGATTACACGATGCCCATGGATGAGATCCACTTTCGCCGGAACGGAAAAGTCGTGGGCAAGATCCGCGCTCTAGCGATTCCTTTTGGTTACATGAGCGTGCGATGATCCAGATCAACTCAGCCGCGGTGAAGGGCGAGCCAGGAACGGGATTCGAGAAACGCGGCGACAAGGGACCGTTTGAATGCGGGAATTGCCGGTACTTCAAGAATGGCAATGCGTGCCACCAGAAAGACATGATGGAGCGGTCCAAGCAGCCGCGGAATCCGGATGGATCCGTGAAACTCGATGCGGACGATTGCTGTGAGTACATTGACCGCAAGGGCAACGTAGTTCAACGGGCTTTGAAGTAACTTTCGAAGTGGAGGATCCACATGGCGAACCACTGGATGCAGCACGAAGCAAGCCGCGAAAAACATGCTGGCACAAAGGGAAGCTTTACCCGTCTCGCGCATCGTCACGGTCTATCTGTTGGCGAAGAAGTGAAACGTGACGAACACAAGCCGGGGCACGAAGGGCAAATGGCACGGATGGCAAAAGCTTTCAGGTCCGCTAGGAAATAAAATCAAAGACGGAGGGAAAATGCCCATGGCACTCGCACCTAGTTCGTCTCCACTTGTCATCGCCAGTATCATGCGATGGAACGGAGTCACCACGGTCAAAGTCATAGCTCACGGTTTCACCCAAGGCGTCCACGCTGGCGCATCCTTGCGAATCAGCGGTGCGCCGGATCCCAGCTATAACGTGACATCCACGATCAACAAAGTGGTGGATGTAGACACGCTGCAATTCTTGCAACCCACTCAAAACGACATCCACACTGAATTGAAGGGTGGCGCAATTTCGGTGGGTTAAGGTTATACTCTGGCGCGTGGGACTTTCAGGCACAGGGGAAGTTGATACTGGGCGCGAGTCCGGGCTGGCTTCCCCACTAAATTACTAAGAGGGTTTAGTTGGCAACCGCAGTTGCAAACTTCACCGAAGAAAAAGAAAAAGCAACTGGTCAAGACACCGCCGAAGAAATTCTTCCTGGTGTACTTGCTGGCGTAGATGTCTCCTACGAACCGGATTGGTGCGAAGACTCCGAAGAAAATAATCTGACATCCGAAGAAGTGGCCGCGCTCAAAGGGATGGCTCGCAAGGCACAGACACGG